TTGAACCCAATCATAATGATGAACAGACCCACATACAAATTCCTTTGACATTGTACCCACACCAGAAGACATCCTTAGATCATCAGATAGTAATAAAATCTTTTTCTTAGCCATTATAACCTCTAACCGTTTAATAATTTTTTATCATTTAAAGACACATCAAAGTAATCTAGCATTTCTAATTTGTCGTGATATCCTGACATCTTTTCTAATTCTGCCTCTATACTGTCCATTATATCAGGATGTTCACCCACACCAACTGAATTGTTTAACATATTTTCAACATTAACTCTATGTTTTTCAACTTCGGCTTCAAAACGCTTTTTACTAGCTTTTAATAAGTCATCTCTCAAATTCATAATCTACTCCCACTTGGTATTAATCTATCATAATTCTTAATTTTATTTTTAAACTTTGAATCTAAAACATATAAATCCATTGAACGATTTACTAATTTTTGTAAAGTAAACTCATCATCCAATGTTTCTACTTTAAAATTTCTATATAACTCTTTCAGTATTTTAACTGAAGTTAACTTGTAATTCATAATCATAACCTCTGTATATACATATATATATACTAATCTAATATTTTTATCAACTTTTTTAATTTTTCAGCATGATGAATTGTATTCTTAGTACCTCTCGATTCAACTCCTTCTGGTATAAATGCTATAATTATATCACTATATTCAGCTATTTGTTTGTTTCTCTTAAAATAATTTGTTACGTAATATGGTCTATCATATTGTGATGCTGGTAACTTACAGTGCATGTTCCATCTATAATGTGCAGGTGGGAATTCTGTATATTTCATGCCAAATTCTAATGCAAACTTTTTAGCAAATCCATCTGCACCATCTTGTTGTCCTCCACTAACTATTTCTACTTCATCACCATGTTTTTCTTTTATTTCAAACACTAAATCTTTTATTTTTTGTTTATTAGTATAACCTCTACTACCGACTATACCAATTCTAATCTTCGTAGTCATTTCTCTTTTGTTTTTTAATTGGTTTTTCCGACGTTGTAAACTTAACTACGTTATAAAATTCTTGTAATCCGTCTAAAACTTTATTGCTATTTATATACTTATACGAAAATCTTTTATATACTTCTTTATCCGGTGTACCGATTGGTATTATATCAAAAAAAACATATTCATTTACTTTAAGTTTATAACTCTGTTTAACAATTGTTTTAAATGATAACTTTTCTTCCCAACGCATTAAAAATTTCTTTAAATCTGTACCACGTATATCATCTTCTTCAAACCACAAATATAATAAAACTGAAGTATGTAATTCATTATGAGCTTCATTTATTCTATTCATAACTTTTTCTTCTATATCAGTATTAATAAAATCTGATAGTTTCAGTCTTAAACTTACTTTAGACAACATTATTTAACTCCTACTTCACAACGTTCAGTTTGATTAAACTCACAAAACCTACAATTTTTCTTAGAAGGTTGTTTAATATAATTATGTTCTAAATTATATTCTCCATCAATAAAAGATTCATCTATAAATTGATTTAAGTTATTCATAACTTTATTAATACTCGGAGTTCCATTTGCTGGTTGGAATATTTGAACTCTTCTTTGTGGAAAATCTACTTTTTCATATAATTTTCGCTTAACAATAAAATATTCTACATCTATCTTATCTAATGGTATATCATTCTGTTTACCATAGAATTGTTTGTATAATAACAATTGGTCTGTTTTATTCTTGTCAGCCTTAGCCCATTTGTTCCAACCCATTGTAGAAGTTTTAATATCTATAATTTTATATCTATCTCTAAATGTGTCGTGTAATACTACATCCATATAACCTATAAATTTAATCTTATTCGGTAATTCATATTCGATAGGGACTTCAATACCAACTAATTCGTAATTCTTTTTACTGAAGTACATATTACGTTTCTTTTTAAACCACTCTAAAATAGCTAATCCATGTGAATAAAATTCTTCCATATCTTCTTGTTCACAAAAAACTTCACCGCCGTTCTTTTCCATTATTTCAATATAATGTGTTTTCATTCTATGTAACAACATTTCGTCTAACGGAAGTGCATCAGCTATTTTTATAGTGTCGTTATACATTACAGTTAAATATGTTTGTAATGTTTCGTGCATTGCCTGACCAAACATTGTATGAATACTATCTGTATATGTACCTAACTTATCAACATAATTTAATTTCCACATATACGGACATCTACCCCATTGTGAAAATTGACTATAACTTATTCGTTTCATTTTCCCCATTTATCTCGTTTAACAATTGTCGCCATAATACCATAATTAGATATATCTAAAAATGCATCGTCTATTGGTTCATCTTTTACAGCAGAGTCTCTGTTATTTAATAACAATGTTTTTATTCTCTGGATTTTATCATTTAATCTAAAAAAAAGTCCAATTAAAGATAACTTCACTTCTTCTTCTGTTATTAATTGAGTTCCCACTGCAATATTCCCTGGACCATAATCATGTTGTTTGTGTAAGAACAATTCATATTGTTCTCGTTGAATCTTCTTGAACTCGTCGGTCATCTCTGGCCACTCTCGTTCCATTTGTTCTATAACTGATTCAGCTTTGGCTACTTTAGACATATTCTTAGAATCTTTTATAACTTTCATTCTACATTACCTGCAGTATATCCACCAACAGTACCAAGAACATTTAAACCAGCTTCTTCTATCTTTTTAGGTTCAATACCCCATTTCTGTGCAAGTTGACCTAATTCTAACATACCACCTTCTGTAAGCATGTACATTTCAATCATATCTACAGCTTCTTTTTTACTGACTTCTTCGTGATTTGCTACTATGTTGATTAACCAATTTGGATGTGCCATTTGATTTCTCCTTTTAATATATTTTAACCATTGTTTACTCTTTGGTAAAACATTGGTATACAATTTGTATAATTCTTTTGGTTGTAAGTTATATTTCTGTAATTCATTTACTAACTCAACCCATTCCATTTTCATAGATAAAAACCTATGAGTCATATAATTAGACCAAGACTTCTTATCTTCGTCTGATATTTCTTCCCAATAATTAGGACTTTGAACCGCTGTTATCTGTCTTATGTGATCGAACAGACCTTTTCGTTTTACCGAAGATTTTATCCCACTTCTTTTCCCACTCATCTATACTAATCCCTCTTCTCGGTGAATCTCCTTTTCCCGCAGATGATTTGTTTGTGAATATTGATTTTCTTTTTTCACTCATATGTCCAAACTTGGAAACTTATCTGATTTTGTTTCTTCTTCTACACCACTACCCTCTAACATACCGTCAGCAACTTTACCACAATTTCCACAACTATAAACTTGTACAGGAATAAGTGCTTCTTGACCATTCGGTGATACTATAGCCGATAATCTTTTTAGAATAAATGAAGTTATAAATAAATAGTTATTACAATCACTACATTTAATTGTTTCTGCATCTCTTAAATCAACTTGAACTTGTGCTGATTGAGGTTTCTTTAATGGTTTCATTGGTTTTGTACTCATTTTTTACTCCTAAATAATTTCATCTATTAATCCATACTTTAAACATTGTTTAGCATCCCATAATAAATCGTGTTTTAGTATTTCATCAAGTTTATCCATAGGAACTTTTGTATATTCTTTATAAACATTTTTTATCGTTTCCATCATTAAATCTAAATTCTTTTTCTCATCTTCTATTTCAGAATATTTTCCCCATAATTGAGAAGATAACTGGTGAATTAACATATAAGAATTTCTACTCATATATCTTTTACTTCCCACTACTGATAGAAATGTAGCAGCACTTGCACAAAATCCATCCACATAAGTATGAATTGGAACTTTACATCTCAATATTGTGTCCATAGATGAAATACCATTTACAACTGAACCACCACCTGAATTGATGAATATTCTTATTGTTGGTGGTTGTTCTAAATCTAAATTATGACATAATGTTAAGCTTTTAGATTCTAATTCTCCTATCTTCTTATTAAGTTCAGATGCACTATCTCTATTTACACCAGCGTAATAATAAATTTTATTTTCGTGTACTGATATATGTTTTTCATCACCAGATTTTTGTGCATTTTTCTTAGGTGTCTTTTTAACTTCACCCCAATATTTTCCATTCATTATTTTATTACTCCTAATAATTCTATAATCATAGCCATAGCATTAATCTCCTTATCAACTACTTGACTATCTGATAATTCATATCTTGCAATAATCAAAATACATTCTGCAACATGACCTTTACCATATCCATCTACTTCGTCATATAACAAACGAAATAAATCAGCAAAGTCTGTAATCTTATTATCTAACAATAGCTGTCTAATATCTTTAAACGCTGTTTTTTTATCTTGAGTTTCTAAAATCTTTAATAACTTTAACTTATAATCATTCTGTATAATACTTGATGTATCTAATTTAAGTTTACCATTAACAACGTTTCTTTGAGCTGAATTAATAACTCTACGAATATCTGGATAACTACTGTCTACTAATATTTTTATATCTTCAACTGTATCTATAACATTTTCTTGTACTAAAATATTATGAAGATGTTTTGCAACTTCACTCTTAGATGGTGGAATTACTTGAAATGATTGACACCTACTTTGAATCGGGTCAATAATTCTCTCAACATAATTACAAGTTAAGATAAACCTACAATGTTTTGAGAATGTTTCCATAAGATTACGAAGAGCTGCTTGTGCATGCGGAGTAATAAAATCGCACTCGTCCAAGATTATAATCTTTAAATCTTTGAAACCAACAGTTGAAGCAAATTGTCTAACTTTATTACGAACTGTATCTACACTATTTTCATCAGAAGCGTTAATATAAAGATAATCACATTCTATATTATTAACAAGTATCTTAGCTAAAGTAGTTTTACCTGTACCAGCTTTACCATATAACAAAAGATGTGGTAAATCACCACTCTCTAAATAAATATCAACTTTACTTTTAAGGTGTTCATTACCAATATAAGTATCAAGACTTGAAGGTCTATATTTTTCTACCCATATATAATTAGACATTAATCAACTTCACTTGTTGCGACTAACCAATATGTTGCAGTATAATCGTCTATTTTAAAATTAATCTTAGCCAATCCTTCACTACTAACTTGTAAAAAAGCACTTTCACATTCTTTGTTAGCGACCAATATATTACTAAAATAGTCTGCATTAAAAGAAACATTATCAATTGAACTAAATTCTGAAGTAACTACTGGTATATTAACTCTGTTTGTATTTACTGAAGAATAACCTATAACTAATTTTGTAGACGACTCATCAGTAATAACAGTAAAAGTTGTTGTATCTTGTAACGCTGCTTTACCAGATATAAACTTATTAATTACTGAAGGTGTCATATTTATACTAAGTTCAAAATTAGGAATATTTTGTAACGTTGGTGGTTCATTGATAATAGACGGGTCACTTAACATATAATTTACTGAAGATCCTGCATCTGACACTTTCATTGAAATTGATTTATCACCAGCTTTTGTTACAGAAACACTAATATCTTCATCTAATACACTTAACAACTTTAATAGTTGTTCAGTAGTGTAAACTCCAATATTTGCATCTTCAAAATTCCAATTAGTCATCTCTACCTTACCTAGTAAAGTTTTATTTCCAGATACAAATCTAGTAGATATTTTTTGGTCATTTAGATTACTCTTTAACACTACTGAATCTGCTATACCACCTAAATGGTATTTGTTAATAAAGCGTACTAACTTTTGTTTATTCATTATAACTTCTCCTATTATTTATAACCATATATACATATATATAAGTTTGTTTTATCAAAATCAAAAAAATCTTTCTATAGTTTTAGATGCATCTGTTGGTTCGTCCCAACCAAGAGCATCATATAACATCATTATTTTTTTATGTAAAGCTTGTTTATATAATTTCTCAGGATTTATATATTGTCTAATAAAATCTAATACTTCTATAGGGTCTTCATAACCTTTATATGCTATAGTATTTAATCCTAATGGATTTTGTTTTAAATATACCCATTTAATCTTATCACCATTATGCATTCCAGAATATTGTCTTGATATTTTATTGTGTTTTAAAAAATCATTATAATATAAAGCACTCTTTACGTGTACTGGTGTTCCTAATTTATGTGATTTAAATATATCTCCATCAACATTTTTATATTTCTGTAACCCTTTTACACTAATCGGAATAGCTATTTTATTAAAATCCATAAGTTTCATACTATCTTTAAAATTAATAATAAACTCATCTAACTTTTCTTTAGGAACATCCATCAAAATATCTTCTAACACTTTACTTAACATTTCTCTCATAGCTACAGGAAAACTTGAACGAACTGTATCTAAACCTTTAATCATCATTTTATTAACTTTTTTACCGTTATCATTAATAATTTTAAGTCCATATCGTTTCTTCGTAACAAACAATCCACTCTTAGCAATAACTTCTTGTTTAATATCAAATCTATGTTTATCTAAATTACAAAACTTCTTAGCAAAATAATCATAACCTTGATTCAAATAATCTTGTACTTCACTAGCAACTTCTAAAATAGCTTTAGACATCTTATCTTCATTCTTAATATCTAACTCAGGAAATCTTTTCTGAACTAAAGGTAATGCTGAATAAAAAACTGAATCAGTATCAATATAAATACAATGGTCTTTTGTATCAGTTAATTCTTTATTATAATATGCATTACCTATCTTTCTTGTAAATTTAATTAAAGATTGACCAGTAGACGTTACAGCCTCTGCATTATCTAAATCATAAAATCTAAATGCTGGAAGTCCAAGAACACCATATAAACTATTCAATACAACTTTCTGTAAATACTGTCTTCTATCAAAGTAATCTGATTTTACTGAATCACCTTGTTCGTGAAACTTTTTA